TGGTATAGATGTCAAGCTAGTAGCCTCTGTTCATGATGAGTACCAGTTTGAAGTAGCCAAGAAAGATGTAGATGTTCTTGGAGACATAACAAAGAAAGCTATGAAGCAGACAGAGGAGAGCTTAGATGTTGGATGTCCTCTTGACTGTGATCATAAGGTAGGAAATACATGGGCAGAAACACATTAAATAAATAAAAATAATGCTTGACAAAGCACTTATAATTTGTTATAATATACTTATAAACTATAGTAGGAGGTTGTGTTCAAAGAAATGTACAGTAAAGTTATATCGTTATTATCAATCGTTATTATCATAAGGAGAAAGTTATCATGGCTAATCATGTAATATCAGGCCAAGCTTATTGGTCACACGTTATCCGTCCCAACACTAAGTTTAATCCAGACGGAGAGTATAGTATAGAGATATGCAATCTTGATGCTAAGAATAAAAAGGTTGCAGAGAGTACTGGTTTAACTATCAAGAATAAGGATGATGACAGAGGAGACTTTGTTACACTCAAGCAATATGCTACCAACAAAGATGGATCTCCACGTAAGATTTCTGTCAAGGACTCTGAACTAAATCCTTTTTCTCAAGGCTCAATAGGAAATGGCTCTAAAGTTAATGCCAGTTTCTATCCAAAACCATACACTAATTTTGGTGGAGGTGTGAAGGGATACCTAAATTCTGTCCAAGTTACTGAGTTGATTGAATACAATGATGATGG